AACGAATATTTTGTAGATTTCATGGATAAGGCTTTTGTCTTTCAGAACCGGGGCGGTCAAGGCATTTTCTTCCTCTGAAAGTTCTGATTTCTCGATACGAATCTTTTTAAGACGAATTATTTTGTTAAAATCCAACTCCATAACACGATTATTTTAAAAGTAAATAGTATATTTGCATCATAATCGTGTGAGGAGCTGATTCATGGTCGTGCGTGGGTTGGCTCTTTCTTTTATTTAACAGACTTATCCTTTTCCTGAATAATCCGATTTTGCTCGTTCACCTCCCTACCCCATATCATAGCGGAATAGATGGCTTTTGCATACAAAAAGAGTTCCTCACGGCTGGTAAGGAACTCAACTCGAAGGGCTGCACATTTCGCATCAGTCCAAACTGTTTCATCTTTTTCCATTTCTCAAATCATACTTCTTTATATAGTTATCAACAGTGGTTTTGCTCACTCCCAATTTCTTTGCAATATCTTTCAGGCGCATACCGCTGACAACAAGTTCCCTTACTTCTTCGACATCAACTGTTACCCGGTATCCTCCACCCTTCTTTTCAATCGCTGAAATAGAATTGAATAGTTTTCGCTTCTTCTCTGCATATTCAGGGGTAAGCTTATCTTTTGTTACATATATGACTGTACGGCAGTCTATACGTAACGGGAAATGTTTAATACTTTTTTTCCATGTTTGTTTTCTCTCAATTCATTGTATCTCATCTTCTGATTGATATGCCATATAAGGTCTATGCCCAAATGTTTAGCAAGCCCGAAAATAGCCAATAGCATGCTGTTTAATTGCCCTCCTAATGGATAGCCGTATTCATACTCATATCTGATGGGAATTGTGGATATAGCGTATATACTTTCTGTAAAGGTCTCATCATTGCAACTTTCCTCTGCATCGTACAACATTTCTTCCGTAAAGTCCTCAATGTCTATCTTACGCAATCCGCACAAATCAAGCAGGCGTATAGCTGCATCGGCAAGTTCTTCCTCTATGCTTCCCTTGATAGTTTCATTGTATGCAACTTCGAAACCTATCTCCTTGGGGGTGCTTGGAACCAACCCCTGGCAAATACGGCTATTGGCTATCTTCTTATTATACCAATCAACATTGGCCCGTTTTCCTTTTCTATCAGCTTCCACAGCTTCCATAAGCTCGGATATTACAAGGCAAAGGCAATGTTCGTTACTCAATTCTTCATCGTGGAAACCGTGGTCGCAAGCGGTTTTATAGGCGCGGTCGCGCAGTTCATTTAGATTCATCTGTTCTTTCTTTATCAGTTAATATTCCGTTTCTCTTGTCGTAATTACTCATACGGGGGCATTTCCCGTCACACCGCATGTTCACATACATATTACTTGCCATACTCGATATGAATGACTTTTTGTAGCATTGTCCACTGTAGGGGCTGTAATGCTTGCTGTGTTCCTGGTATTCTTTTCTATTCATGGTTAATCAACTAATTCAAATTCATAAACGAAGACATAGGGATTACTTTCCCATGTACCTTTGCCGGAGACTTTATCTATGAGGGCGGCAAAGGCATATTGAGGAGTAGAGTAAGCACGTCCCCATCCGAGCTTATCGGCGGCTTCTTTCAATGACATAGATGGATAATACCCAGTTATGTACTGAGGAGCTTTTGTCGGAATACTATGTACAATCTTCACAACACCTTCTGCCAAGCAATCTTCATCGGAAATGTCTTGCAACCGTTCTATCTTGATGTCGGTAATGCGGATATGATGGGGCATGAGGTCAGCGCGGACAAACATTTTATTTTTCCAACCGGGTGCGAATTTAGTTTTAGTATAAAATCCTATTCCGTCCCTATCATTAAGTGCAATTTCGGGATTCATCCCTAAACTTTCATAACATTGTGCAATGGCAAAAACTCCACTAACCTTGTACTTCGGCTGAATAAACATTGGAACAAAGTCATTACAGTCCTTATCATATACAAGAATCTCAAAAAGGGGGCTAACATCATCTGATTCAGTAATCCTAAAACATCCAGCAGGATTTTCTTGATATGCTTTCGGACACTTAATGATTCTTCTTGTCTGCGTCTTCCGACCATCCAATACAGCCTGGGTTAGACTGTATTTATCGTTGAACATTATCTTCTTCATTGTATCTTTCTTTTAACTCTTTCAAAACAATCTCCATGCCTTCATTCAATCCTTTCTTGTAGCCTGATATATGCTCACCTATGTTGTAAACCAAGCATCCTGCAACGATAAGAATAACTCCTAAAGTTCTATGCCAATAGGGCAGGGATACACTGAACGGTGAGAATGTCAGTCGGAAGTGACCGATGAATAATGCTGATATGATGAATATCGCAAGAAAAAATATTAGGTTTGCTTTCATAATTATATAAGTTTTAATGCTTCTTGTATCCCGGCTTCCAGTACTTCCTCGTAGCTTTTATAATGCACCAAAGGTCTGTTTGGCAATTCTATTATATCATGTTCCGGAATTGTCAGTATTCCATATACCCAATAGTCTCCACGCATATAGAATATTTCAATATGCAGGTTCTTGGTTTCACGCAGCCACTTTTGGGCGATATACAATGTTGGGCACAAAAATTCAACTGATTCGTCATCTATTTCCATACAACACGACATACTTTGCGGAAGGTCATATTTTGTAATAACCTTATTACGGTCTATTAGGTGTTCACACTTCCAATTGAAGCCCTTATCTTTCAGCAGCTTCGCTGTCTCTAATGTTACAAGTTCTTCGGTCATAGTTCACTCCTCCTTATCTATCTTAATATCTGTCACTTTGCCACGATTGATAAAGCCCTCACAACCGATAACGACACAAACAACATTAAACTCATGACACACAGATAGTAGCGAGCATCTTTTACAGTCAATATTATCTTGCACCGCTTCATGCAGCACTCCGTCTATTATTATTCCGTTCTTTACTTCCATAATCAGTCTCCTTTCTCCTTTAACGCATAAGAAACAACACAGTAGCTACAGCCCAACCGGACAAAGCCATCATGTAAAATATGAATTTTGTATAACCAATCCATTTAGCTTCCCGATTGAATTTGTTTATCGCTCCTTTTAAGTCTCCGAACCGTTCTTCAATGTTCCACATCACATTTTCTTTGACAATTTTCCTGAATCTCTCCCGTACATTCTCTGGAATGTAGAATCTGTCATCTTTATAGAAGAAATATGTAGAACAATCAATACGACAGTAGTCATTATAGTCCCTTCCAGTATCTATCTTGATTGTTATTTCTGCCACGCCTTTTTCTTTCCATAGGTCAATGGCGCGTTTTTCAATTTCTTTCTCATTGAGCTTGGCAAGGTCCGCAAGCTTGCTATACTCATATTCGTCTAACTGTACAATCTTTCTCATATTCAATCTCCTTTCTCCTTAATCCGTTCCAGTACATCCTTGTTGGCTTCAAGTATCTCATCGAAAGACGGGATGGGAAACCATACAACAACATCATCTATCACTTCATCATAATAGCCGCCATTACTTTTCATCCATTTGTTTTCAGATGAAAAATACGCTTTGAATATATCACCATTCATAACCATTACAATACAGTCGCCAGATGTGTCACAACCAGCCTTTTCCTCAACGCTTATCCACGGAGATTGCTTTGCCTGCCAGTCTGCACCTTTCTTAAATGCTCGTAATGCAATCGCTTTTGCCAATGCCTTGATAGCTATACAGTCTCTTTCATCATAGGCAAGCTCTGCATCTTTATTATATGTACTTTCACTCCAATGAGTGCGGGCTGCTTCTTCTACTGTCTGTTTCAT